GGTGACCATGGACATGAGCTCTGCAACGGCCTCAGGGAATGTGCGGGTACCGTCGATGAGTCCCACTTCCTGGGCACGGGCTGTCAGGTAAACCTCGCCACGCAGCACAGGATGATCCTGATCCATCGAGGCAAGTGCCTTGCGCTGTGATCGTACTTCGGCGAGGAACTCCTCGTTGATGGGGTTGAGCACCTCGCTGATGTATTGCTTGGGCTTTCCGGCAATCAGGTTTTCGGCCATCTTATTCTTCAGGTCACTCTTGTCTGCCTTGGCCTCTATGAGCTTGATGCCAAGACTGGCATAGTATGGCTCGAAGTCATGGAAGGTGACCATGGTACCGATCGATCCGATGAAGTCGCCATTGGTGACGGCATAGACCTTACGACCATGACAGCCGATATAGTAGGCTGCACTGGCCATACATCCCTCGCACAGAGTAAGGATCGGCTTCGTCAGGGAACGGAGTGTCTCGGACAGGCGGTCCATATACCAGGCTTCGCCACCGGAGCTGTTGATATGCAGCAGGTGGGCACAGATCTGCGGGTTGCGCTCGGCAGCCAACAGGTCCTGCTCCAGCTGCTTGCTGGAGAAACACCAGCGCGAGTCGCCAGTGATGAAGCCTTTAATGCGATGATAAGCAATGGTGTCTGAAGGGAGTTCCTGGTTCTCGAAGTCGTTGGTGATCTCGATGGCCTTCGTGGTATCGGCGGATGCCAGAAGCTTCTTCAGAGCTGACAGGGCCTTCGTCGTCTCATCCTTATAGAGAGGAGGGTCGAAAAAGAAGCTCTTAACCTTCGGAAGTTCAGCGGCGTCCGAAGGCTTCATATACGGCAGAACTGTCATCACCATCTGGCGGTAGCCTTCGCTGGTGATGAACAGTGGCCGTTCTGAAAGGAGGATCGAAAGAATTTCGTTCATTGGGCGTAGGAATAATTATTCACGCCCAAAGGTACTTATATATAATAATGTGGCGAAAGACCGCTACCCGAGAGGATTATTGAGCATTTTACAGTGAATCTGGAGCTGGGCGCGGTTCAGGTGACGGGTGATCTGGCAGCGCGCAGGTATATTCGCAGTTCCGATAATATACTGTGCTCCATTGCATCCAAAGAGGCGAACCATACAGGAACGGGGGATGGAAAAAATACGCAGGGCCTCTTCGCTCGGTGTATCGATAGTAAACGTCTTATCGCAGTTATAAACCGTGCCGCCATCTTCATCAGAAGGTACCGGCTGAAAATCGAACGGGTCGGCCATAAGGTCATAGGTGCCACCGCCCGCAATGACATTGGACGTCTGGTTGACGATCGTTACTTGTACATGACCAGTAAATTCAATCATAATCTCTTGTTTTATTTGAAAGGACAAAAACGGGCATATCTGCCCAATTAAAAAATCTTAAATACGGGCAACTTTTTGGTATTTCCGCTTCTTTCTGGGCGAAATGCGCTGCCGATAACGCTGAAAGTTCTTGAGAAGTGCTGAAGACGTGAGTGATACAACACCATACGTAGAGAGAAAGGATTCCACGACTTCTATCTGCTGGCGTGGACGCCCCAGGCTCTCGTTGTCCATCATCTGTTGATGAAAGTCGAAGTTGAAGAGCTGGCGAAGAGCCTGCTCAATATCCGTCATGGATGAAGCGGATAAATAACAATATGTTTCGGGGTGTTTCCGGACTGGCATCATGCGGCTGTCAGGCAAGCAGATCAGCAGATTGCCTTCACATGGCTCAACGACACCGGACGGCGGTTTCTGCATAGAGTTGAAGATGCAGTGATAGAGGTCATAGGTGTAAGGAATCTTTATTCCACCACCTTTCGGGCTTACACTAAACTTTTTCCGGGCATATTCCGCTAGATAGGGTTCCACGCGGATAGCGACCGTCTTCTTTCGAGCATACTTTTCCTTTTCCATTGTCTAAGAACTGATTTTTTACGTCCTACCGTCCTACAATCCTACAGGCTTTTAGATGGTTTGGTGCAAAGATACAAATAATTAATGAAATACACAAATTTATTAAAGAAATACTTTAATTAAAATTCGTCCTACATGGTATCCTACACGTCCTACAAATCGTCCTACAAACCTTGGAAAACGACTGTTTTGGGGAATTTTGAGGGAAATATGGGGGAATATCCACAAAAACAGGCCTGAAAACAATGATCCTACAGCATCCTACAAAATCAGGGGTGTTTCCTACAGCGTCCTACAAACTTCCTACATTCCTACAATACTTAAATTATTAGTTATATTATTGATTATTAAATAGTTAAGTATATTTTAAGGTTTGAAACAAAGTGCATTTTGTAGGATTGTAGGATTGTAGGAAGCATATTTTCAAATTTTCAGATTTCAAAACCATCGTTTTAACCGTTTTCTTTTCCAAATTCGGGGGTGCGGGGGAAATCGCGTCGTCGGACATGCGAAGAATGTAAAATGATAGTCATACGAAAAAACGGGCGATATTTCTTGGGATTATCACTTGACTTTTGTGTCTTTGCATCGTAAATTGGGGGAATATATACCTTAATAGGTATTTAAGGAAATATTCTTTTTTGCTGGAGAGAGTCTTTTTGATATGTTTCGCGGTCGCGCCTTGCCGGCGCACCGAAAAAAAATCCCTCCCGATTCTCACGAAGGGGGAGGGTAGGATTATTGACTTGAAAAATGTCCGGCGACTGGATGAGCCGGAGGTATAATCTTTAGAACGGAAGATCTCCTTCTTTCTGGTCGGTATTTTCCTGGTCGTCTTGGTTGCCGGTCTCCTCGCACTCGTAATCTGCTTCGTTGCGACGGAAATCAGTGTTGTAGGCGTTCATAAAGACGTCGTAGTCGATGATGACTGCAGACGTGTTAGTGCTGCGTGTCTTCTCGACGCGTACAGCTTTCCCAAGATAGTTGTCCATCGCTTCTGTGAACTCGGACCAGATGAAGCGCCTGGAGGGAACTGTACCGATATAGGAAGGATGGGACCGTAGGTTCTGGTCGAGGGTAGAGAAGGTGGTGTTCTCGGTGTTATATCCCAGACGGGAGAATTCGTTGAATACACTCTGGAGGCGCAGGAACATGACATTCTGTCCAGGAGAGAATACGAATGTCTGAGACTGGCCGTCTGCATTCTTGCCTGTAACCTTGCCAGGCTGTTCGATGAGGAAGTCGCGACCGGGCAGAACCTGGTGGTTGTTAATCATTGTATCGACAGCCTTGAAGAACTGGCCGAGCTTGTCTGTTGAGCGGATGAGCGACAGTTGCCAGTCGACTTTCTCCTGGGCGATCTTGAAGAACTCGTTGTATGTGAAAGGCAGCTTCAGGTCACTGTACTGCTCGATGAGTTTGACCATACCCAGGAAGAGTGAGACGGTCTTCATTAATCGATCACGCTCGCCGGAGTTGACCACACCCTTCTTGAGTTCTTCGTAGGCTTGCTGTCGTAATGGCCGGTAGTGATCCATCACGGCTGGCCGTAGCGCCAGGATCTGCATCAGGATGTTATGGAGTCCACCGCCACGGTTGGGATCCTCGTGCATCTTCAGGCGCTCGAAGACGGCACTCTCCTCTGGCGTGCGGTCTTTGGGCTTGGGAACCTCGCAGATGATCACGCGGCTCATCAGTGAGTTGTCGTCGCGCTGGGGCTGCTCCTGGCCACAGACGATGACTGGAGTGTAAACCTTGTCGCTCTCGAAGTCCTTGCCGCTGGAGCCCTTTCGTTTCAACTTCTCCTCGCCGTCATAGACGATGGATTTTAGGGCCTGGAATTTAATGTTGGAGATATCGTTGTTATTGTACTCGTCGAGCACCACCGGGACGTCCCTGAAGGCAGACATATAGGTCTGCATGGCTGCGTCTGTACCGGTGTTGAGATTGAAGATACTCTGATGGGGGCTGATGAAGAGTGAACGGATGGAGACGGCGATCTGGGTTTTACCAGACGACATGGGGCCGATAAAAAACGGAGCGGTGAAGATACGGTCGATGCAGTGGATATTGCTCCTGAAGGCACACATGATGGCGAACACGGTGGCCCACCAGCCGTTGTTGTTGATCTTGTACACCTCGGCCATCAACTGTGCCCACTCTTCGAAAGAGATCTGCTTCTCGACGGGAACCTCTCGATAGACGAGCTGTGAGATAAACTCGTATTTGTCGCTCTGGCGTCCCTGCCCGGCATAGATAGTAGAGAAAGCCGGGAGATAGTAGTTCTGTGAGTTGTGGGTGACCACGCCCATGGTGTCGATGGGAACGAAGGCCATGCGGCTGCCCTCCATGTGGGCAATGCCGTTGGCAAAGGCGAAGAACTGCTCGTCTGGCCTCCGGCTGCTGCCATCGCTCTGCTGGTTGCCGTAGACCTTCACCTCCTGGCAGGTGGTATAGTGGAGTGACATGTATTCCTTGATCTTCTTCCACTTCCATTCCTCGCCGTTGGAGAAGTTCACTGCATCGTAGTTGCAGAGGACCTCCTCGATCGACGACATCTTCAGCAGAGACTTGGACACCACTTCTATGTAGAGAGGCGTGTTACGGTGGCGGCGGTTGACCTTCAGCACACGTTTGTTCTGGTCGTAGTCCTCTGAGAAGATATGCAGCAGTGGCGTCATGTAGAAGTCGCCAACCTGCACCATGCCGTTTCCTTCCTTGGTCTTGAACATGTAGCACACCGGATCACCCTGTTTGTTCAGGCGAGGGTAGAAACCGTGTTCCCTCCACATATTCATGTATTCGTCATTGTCCTTCACGTATTGGGGAGGATCATACGGATCGAAGTATTCCCCATCGTCGAGTCCTCCGCCGCTCTGCAGGCTAACTTTCATCGAGGCCTTACGGGCTTGGACATATGGTTTGCGCAGGTCATCGAACTGTCCACGGGTCAGTTTCAGCTGGCTGCAGTAGTTGCCCCGGTTGATGGTGATCACAGAGTCATCGGCAAAGCTCGTGAGCTCGATGCAGCGTTTCACCAGCAGGTCGCGGTCGCCACGGAAGCCGTCGAGGATCCTGCCGGTCTGGCGGACATAGAAGGTGATGAAAGACTCCTCTATATTGCCGCTGACAACCTTGATATCGGTGATGCCCTGGCGGAACATCTGTGCGAGGGTCTTTAGGTACGGGCTCTCCACGCCCGTGTCCTGATCGATGCTGCAGCCGGTCTCGCCGGTGATGAAATAACCGTAGATGGAACGTAGTTTCTGGATGTCGCTGTCCGGGACAATACCCTCACAGAGAACCACCGGTGCGTCTTCATACTGGTCAAGGAACGTGCCCATGTCTGCGGTCAGGATAGCCGGCTGGTCTTCCTCCAGGTGCTCCTTCAGCTCTTCCAGTCCGTAGATGCCCGGATGACGCTCTGTATCATTGGAGTTGAGCTTGGTGCGGGCCTCGCGGATCTTCGTCTCGAGGATGGTCATCTTCGTATCGAAGTCCTTGGCCATCTGCTTCATATACTCCAGCCGCAAGCCTGCATCACCGACGCAGGCCACAAGCCGGCATATCTCATTGATGGCCTTGGCTGCGACATTCTCATCCTTGCAGCCCCTTGGCACCATCATCTTCCTGAATGCCTTGGGGAAGGTCATCGTATAGTCGTCGAGCAGCTTCTGGGTGAGATCCTTGTTGGCGCGGGCGAACTCATCAGGGTCTTTCCCCTTGGGCAGCAGCACACACTTCACCGCGAATCCCGCCAGCAGCAGTGCCTCGCAGTTCTTAACGGCTGCGACCTGTCCGGCCTTGTCGGTGTCGTAGATCATGCGCACCTCGGATGAGAATCCCTGCAGCAGCCTTACCTGGTCTGGGGTGAAGGCCGTTCCCGAACCGCCGACGGCGTTCTCAATGCCGTATTTGGCCAGTGTCATCACATCGAACTGGCCTTCTACCAGATAGGCATAGCCTTTCTTGCCAATGGCCTGGCGGGCCTGCCAGAGACCGAACAGGTGACGTCCCTTGGTGAAGAGTGGTGTTTCGCCCGTGTTCAGGTACTTGGGCAGATGGTCACTGGCGGTCACCAGACGTCCGCTGAAGGCGACCACGTTTCCACGTCGGTCGTAGAACGGGAATATCACCCTGTCACGGAACGTATCGTACTCCCGACCGTCTTCCGAGGTGCGAACGATATCTACCTCCTTCAGACGATCCTTCGAGTATCCCTGGCCAGGAAGATCCGTGAGGGCTGCATTTCCTGCAGGGGCATATCCGATTCCGTATTTCTCCAGTATCGGGTCATCGATATCGTAACCCCTCTGCTTAAGAAACGTCTGAGCCTGGGCAATGTTGCGACGGAAGAAATCGGCTGCCGCCCTGATGGCGATGCGCTGTGCCTCGCGCTGCTTGTAGGCCTCCTGGTCCTCATCGCTCATCTCCCGTTTCGGAGGGTCGATGTGGTATTTCCGGCACAGCCATTCAACGGCTTCGAAGAAGGTCATGTCCTCGTGCTTCTCGAGGAACGTGAACACGTCGCCGCCCTCGCCGCATACGAAGCATTTGTAGCACTGCTTGGCAGGGGACACGAAGAAAGAGGGATTCCTGTCATCATGGAACGGACAGATGCCCTTGTAGTTGACACCAGCCTTCTTCAGTGTCAGGAACTCACCGATCACGTCAACGATATTCGCTGCATCGTGAATCTTATCAACTACCTTTTGTAATTCTGCATTCATTTTCTATTTATATTTTTCAAGTCAACATTATCTTCATCAGGTTCTAATCCGGTGGGGGGGGTAGAAACACCCATTTTCTCTGGCGTAAAAAGCTCTAGCTGGCGACTCTCCAGAGCCTCGGCTGCAGTAATATTGAAGTATTCGGCAATGGCCCGGTATTCTTCCGGCTTGATCTGCTTACGACCATAGAAGAGATCTGCGTATCGAGGGGCGCTCAGATGACATTCTGCATAGAACCACTTGGAGGGATGAAAGTCCTCCAGATGACGGAAGCGCAGGCGCAGAAGCTCAACGAGAATGTTACGTTTCACAGTCTTCTGTCCGGCAGGGACTAGACGATGCTGGTGGATATACATGCGGATAGACATCGGTGTCCGCTCCAGGGCAAAAGCTATATCCTCGATAGGCCTAATCCCGAAGTTGTCGGCGATATAATCCTTATCTTCCTGCGTCCAGCGCTTATGCTCGGTCTTAGCGACCTTTTTGTTTATTCTATTGGCAGCCATATTTCTTCAACGTTTTTGCGGTTTTTATACTTGTTTCCTCAAATCCTCTAATTTCTTACTTACCCTCAAGCCTCTCACCTTCATAAACGCCTGCTTTGATGGGTGCCATTTACAGAACTCGTTTTCGTAGACAAAGTACAATTCATAAGAAGGCACTCTAAAGCAGAGGGATTGATAAATGGTGTTCTTGGGTATCTCCAGATCCCTTGCAGCTTCTTTAACCGACGGGTATCTGGCTATCTGGTTCATCGTATATCTATCGATGATAATTATTGGTCTTCCTTTGCTTGGCATATCTGCTATATATTGTTTTGTAATTCCATTAATTTTCTCTGTCTTCTTGTCTCCGATGCTTTCGCTCCTCGTTCTTTCGCTGCAAAAGGGTGTTTTCTATACCATTCCTTTACGCTGGCAATTCTTCTAGTCTTGACCTCTGGAGATTCCTGGTGGCCAGGTTTAAATTCAGTACCAGGACTGTAATGTACACCTTTCTTGAAAGGGGATTTTATGCCATAAAGTTTATTTTCAAGCTGCATCATTTTTAAGTGACGCATAGTGTTGCCGTGCTGCCATTCCGGATCTTTCTGCAGGCCAAGTTCCCTGGCTTTCCGGATAACAGTCCTCTGGCTAACGCCCAGAATATCTACAAGATCTTCGTTCTTAGTTGTGGCATATAATCTCTTAAGGTCATCGAGCATCTGTTTGCTCCAGAAGATTCTTCTTGATAATCCTTTGTGATCGATGAGCCTGCCTGACGAATCATGACGAATCCCATCCGGAACTTTGCGGGTCTTTTGGTACCAATTCCGTTTGTTCTGCTTCTGACACTCTTTGCACCATGAACTTAGTGAGCCGTCGCTATTCCGATAAAAATCTCTTAGCCACAACTTCTGTCCACAGCATGGACAAACTTTTTTCCGTTTTTTGGCAACCTTATTCATATACCGTTCATAGCGTCAGAAGACTTTCGATAACCACCTTGTTTCGGATAACTGTAGTGCTCAAAGAGAACACCACATTATCGTTATAGGCGTTTTCGGGTTTTACATAGATATTCGGCGATTCGTTTTTGTAAATATCGCTGTGATCATACTGCATATAGCGGAACGGTCGGCAGCGTGGATATTCCTTCTCCAGTCGCGCCATCTTCTCCTTGATAAGATTAACCACTACGCCCTCAAAGTTTTCTTCGTCTATAACTTTGTGGTTAAAGTTCTGCTCGACGAACTCGCCCAGCTCAAGACCCATTTTGTTCGTGCTCTTATAGGCCCGCACCTCGATAAAATAATCTTTCATAAGCTGATTTATATTTTCTCAAAATAAAAACCTGTTCCTTCTTCCGGTATATCTCTAGCCAGCAGGCATGGTACTGCAGCATCATATAAGAACCGCCCGCATTGGTTTACTAAATCGCAGAAGTGATGACAAATATCAGACCTCAGATATGAACTGGTTAGCTGCTGCTCGCCCAAGTTCCGGATCTCATATCTCTCGCCGTTGAGAATGATTGTCATTTGCTTCATTTATTCTTATGCTACTCGAAAATTAAATCAAACTTTGGATCTCGCTCGTAGGGCAGGTATGCCAGATTGTATTCGCTGACACAATCCTCTTGACCTTCCTGGATGCTGTAGATGTATGCGCGGCCATTTGCGTCCCACATGATATAAGTTTGGTTCAGTTGTCCGTAGCAAACATTTACCTCTTTCTTGGTACCGTAGGAGAAGCGGAGAATCTCAGCATTGATACCATCAACAGCCTGCTCAAAATCTTTCGTCTTCATATCTTTAGGATTGTTGGGATTTTATATGTTCGTGATAATAGGCAGCAAGTTCTGTTACACTGCGCTTGCCGAGTTTCGCCATAATATTCTGACGGTGGCGATCCACTGTATTCTTTGAGATAAACAATCTATCAGCGATCTCATAACTCTGCAGACCTTCTGCAAAGAGGGGGAGGATCTCCAGTTCGCGGGTGGTAAGCCCTGTCGAGAGTTTAGGGTGGCAAATTAATCCATCCCACTGACAGTCGCCGGTACCCATTAGTGGGCACTTCATCTGCTCGAAATGGAACAGGCCGTCTTTGTCGATATCGATGGAGCTGGTGTCGTAATCGCCAAGGTTGCAGCGTATAAAACGACTCACCATCCGGAATTCATACCAGGCACGATTCTGCTCATTGCGACTATAAATGTCGCTTAGCGTGTCGAAGGCCTTAGGGTAACGGGCACGGATGAGCGACAGAAAATCAGATACCAGTTCACGGTCTTTCTCTGTCAGTTCCCTGACAGCTTCTCCCTGTCGCTTATACATCACGTCTCCGTCTGGAGTCTTGAAGAATTCGATATTGATAAGTCTATCCATAATCGATAAATATTAATTCATTCCTCTGGAAACAATTCTTTCTCAGGAATATTCAACACTGCGCTGATCGTTTTACGTGCAAGAGCGTTAGGTTTGGTACGGCCTGCAATCCAACTGTACACCGCATTCTCCCTTACACAGCACGCCTCACTAATCTTGCTAATCATTGCACTCTTTTCGCTCACGACCTCGGTCGAGAGATTGTTCATGTAGTCACTAAATACCATTTTTTTTAATTTTCTATCTAATAATAATTTGTTTTCGAATAAAATATTTAATTTTGTAGCGCAAACTTTTAATTTTTCGGTGCAAATATAAATAAATTATTCTATTAGTAGAACTATTATTCTATTATTTAGCACTTTTTAATAAATTTTTCGCCTATGAACGGAAGAGAATTACAAAAAAGAATCAGGATGTCTGGTAAAACGCAGAAAGAGCTGGCCGAGAGGATGGGCATGCATCCTACCCAATTTACAACCTACTTCAAACAGGAAAGTGTTGCTTCAGGTGTATTAGAAGATATTGCTAAAATACTTGGCATGAGTATGGGGGAATTCTATGGCGAGTGCAGCGGCATTAATAACAGGAACGAATTGCTGCGCAATATTTCAATTGCGGCCATGCAGGGATTGCTAGCTGCAGGTCCTAACTTTGATAACGAAACGATGAAGAACAAGACTTACGAACAATGTATTGCAGAGCTTGCTGTTAAGCAGGCAATATGTATGTTTGATCAGTTTAAGATTGCGGGTATAGACAAATAGCGGACATATATTTTTTATGCTGCTCTTGATTTATATATCTGGCATATATAACCCACTTCAAAAAGTGGGACGAAATCGGGACGTGATTTTGTTGTTAATAATGGGCTTCTTATCCGGTTTTAGTCCTAATACAAGGGCAAGTTACGTACAGTCTTGCATCCTGCCTCCGCAACTACAGCAGCCGGAAGGCTGCTTTTTTTGTTGTTCGGGCCGAGCGCGAATCCTGCCTCTACAACAATGAAAAAAATCCGGTCGTCAGTTTTGACTGACAGCCGGATTTGTATAGTTCAAGAAATAGATTAATCTACTTCATTCTACTCATAACCTTCTTGTAGTACCTATTGGTTGCTCGAACACTGTACTTCATACCTCCGTTCCAGGAGCGAATAGCCTTTTCAATGCTATTTGTCGGGTTATGATACGATTGAATCAGAAGGAACATCTCTTTCGACTTGGCTACGCTATAGCGGTCGTTCATTTCGAAGCGCTTCTTACTCTTCATTTTCTTCAGGATGTCATTGCATTCCTTTACTAGTATCGGAGTAATCTGCATCACGCCTACGGAGTTCCCACTCACGGCGTTCGGATTTCCTTCGCTTTCCACTTGGATGATTGCATCCATGATCGGATTCCAGTTAA